ATATGGTGACACTGGCGGTTTCGCTAAGTTTGATCCAGTAATTATCAGCTTGGTTCGTCGTGCAATGCCACAAATGATCGCTTATGATGTTTGCGGTGTACAACCAATGACTCAGCCAACTGGTCTAATCTTCGCAATGAAGTCTCGTTACAGCACTCAAGGTGGTGACGAAGCATTGTTCAACGAAGCTGATTCTGACTTCGCTGGTACAGGTACTCACTCTGGTGCATATGACTTCGGTGGTTCTGAAACTACTGGTACTGGTCTAGCGACTACTGATGGCGAGCGTTTAGGTCAAGGTGGTGTTGGTGATGGTTCTTTCGGTGCTATGGCTTTCTCTATCGAAAAGACTTCTGTAACTGCAAAGACTCGTGCTTTGAAGGCAGAATACTCTATCGAATTAGCACAAGACATGAAGTCTGTTCATGGTCTTGACGCTGAAGGCGAATTAAGCAACATTCTCTCTACAGAGATCCTTGCTGAAATCAACCGTGAAGTTATCCGTACAATCTACAAGACAGCTAAAGCTGGTGCTGCAGTTGGTACTACTACTGCTGGTACTTTCGACTTAGATACTGACTCAAATGGTCGTTGGTCTGTTGAGAAATTCAAAGGTCTAATGTTCCAAATCGAGCGTGAAGCCAATGCTATTGGTCAACAAACTCGTCGTGGTCGTGGTAATGTTATCATCACTTCAGCTGATGTGGCTTCTGCCCTAGCAATGGCTGGTGTGTTAGATTATTCTTCTGGTTTAACTGGTAAGAATGATTTGACTATCGATGATACTTCTACTACTTTCGCTGGTATTCTAAACGGTAAGTACAAAGTTTATGTTGACCCATACACAAGCAATGTGTCAAATACTCAGTTCTTCGTTGTTGGCTACAAAGGTGCTTCTGCTTTTGATGCTGGCTTATTCTATTGCCCATATGTTCCATTGCAAATGGTTCGTGCAGTTGATCCTAACAGCTTCCAGCCAAAAATTGGCTTCAAGACTCGTTACGGTCTAGTTGCTAACCCATTCGTTAACTTGGATGACGGCACTGAAGGTCAAGACAACTTAACTGCGAATGTGAACTACTACTATCGTCGTGTTAAAGTTGCTAACTTGATGTAAGCAACTGGTCGGTTTTTATTAAGCCGACATAGAAGCGGTACTTTAAGAGGGTTCTTTCGGGAACCCTCTTTTTTATTTGGATAAATAATGTTATGGCTACTACAACTATTACCTGTCCTTTACCAAGTAACATCACTCCATTATCACCTAATGGATTCATGTTCAACATTACCAAATTACCTAACCTGTCATTCTTTTGTCAGCAGGTAAATATTCCAGGTATTACTCTTGGTGCTCCTGAACAAGCAACACCATTTTCTACAGTGCCAGTTCCTGGAGAAATGTTAACATATGATCAATTGACTGTTCAGTTCCTTGTTGATTCTGATATGGCAAACTACAAAGCAATCTACAACTGGATTGTCGCTTTAGGTTTCCCAGAGTCTTATGATCAGTATACCACATTTAGTGCAACTGATGCATTTAATTATTCTGAGTTGGCAAAAAACTACTCTGATGGTACTCTGCAAATCTTGAATGGTAATAATGAAACTGCTCAAGTTGTGCAATTTACAGACATGTTTCCAATCACTATTGACTCGTTGATGTTTGCATCTACAAATACAGATGTGCAATACCTAGTAGGGAATGCAACATTCCGCTACGGATACTACAAATTCTTGTAAGACAAACTTGATTTTTTTGTAATACTGCGGTATAATGGCAGTATATAAATGTGAGGATATTATGAATATTGAACAATTGCAAGAAGCGTGGGATTTAGATTGCCAGATAGATGATAACTATCTCGGTGAAACAACCACAGCTACTCCCAAGTTACATGCCAAGTATTTAAAACTACTTGTCAATGTCAAACTAAAACACACCAAACTCCAATCAGATTACAATCTATTACGCAAGAATAAGTTTCGCCTATATCGTGGTGAACTATCTCGTGATGAATTAACTAATCTTGCATGGGAACAATGGCAAGGTGTTAAGCCATTGAAAAATGAAATGGATGAATTCCTCTCAGGTGACACCGAACTAAATACATTAAGAGTCAAGATTGATTATCTTGAGACAATGATATATTTTCTTGAATCCGTTCTTGGTCAAATCAAAGCCAGAGACTGGCAGATTAAAACTGCAGTTGAATGGAAGAAATTCTTAGCTGGTATGTAATGATAAAAATTGAGAAGTTAGACGAAGTTTATGTTAGAGTTTTTAGCGATGGTTCTATTGAACAAGAACTCGCTGACTTCTTTACCTATGAATATCCAGGTGCAAGATTTACACCTCAGTTCAGAGCAAGACTCTGGGATGGAAAAGTTCGTCTATACGATCAAGTTAGAAAAACTCTTTATGTTGGTCTAGTATCATATGTTGAAGAGTTTGCCACTCGCAATGGGTATGGCATTGAATATGTAACTCCTGTATTCCATCAAAACAATATCACACATCAGATTGTAGAAGACTATGCCAAGTCACTCGATCCACATGGTCGTGGTAAACCAATCGAAATCCGAGACTATCAAATTGAAGCAGTGAAGACTGCTCTCGATAAAGAGCGGACACTCCTATTATCTCCCACTGCGTCAGGAAAGTCATTTATAATTTACACCACGATGCGTTGGCATATTGCACACGATCGTAAATGTATCATTATAGTTCCAACGACTTCACTGGTTGAGCAGTTGTATACTGACTTTGAGGACTACTCCTCTGCCAATGGTTTCAATGTTGCTGGTGCTTGCCAAAAATTATATGCAGGGTTCTCTAAAGACTTCACCAAAGATGTATTGATTACAACTTGGCAGTCTGTATACCTACAACCTAAATCTTGGTTTGCTCAGTTCGATGTAATCTTCGGAGATGAAGCACATCAGTTCAAAGCAAAATCCCTAACAACAGTTATGGAAAAGATGGACAAGATTCGTTACAGAATTGGAACAACAGGAACACTTGATAACAAGAAGGTTCATCGTTTAGTTCTTGAAGGTATGTTTGGTCCAGTGCATAAGGTTACTACAACCAAAGCGTTGATGGATTCAGGAAGACTCACAGAACTAAATATAATGTGTGTGATGTTGAAGTACAACGAAGAAATTCGTAAGGTACAAAAGAATAAAACTTATCAAGAAGAGATGGATTTTCTTGTAAGCAATGAAAAACGAAATAAATTTATTCGTAATCTTGCAGTAAAATCTGAGGGTAATACCTTAGTGCTTTTCCAGTTTGTTGAAAAACATGGCAAGATTTTATATGAGTTAATAAAGGATAAGGTTCATGAGAATCGCAAAGTGTTCTTTGTTTACGGAGGAACTGATACAACCGATCGTGAAGCAATTCGTCATATTACAGAAGGTGAAAGTGACGCTATCATTATTGCTAGTTTCGGTACATTCTCTACTGGCATCAACATACCGTCTCTCGAGAATGTTATTTTCGCATCACCATCAAAGAGCAAGATCCGTAACTTGCAAAGTATTGGTCGTGGATTGAGATTGAAAGATGGCAAGACAAAATGTAATTTGTTTGACCTTGCCGATGATTTGCATTGGAAGTCATGGAAAAACCATACTCTAAATCATGCAGCTGAAAGATATAAAATCTATGCTGAAGAAGAATTTAAAGTTAAAATAATAGAGGTGGATCTATGTTAGACGACAACGAGTTCTATATTGTAATAAAACTCACAACAGGTGAACAAGTAATGGCTGTCCTCAAAGAAGAGGATGATGACCATGTGTTGCTTGAATCGCCAATGTGCATTAGAACCATTCCCATTTTAGATGCCAATCGTGAACATATAACGGCACAACCTTTATGTCAATTCTCCGATGACAGAAGTTTTGTAATCGCCAAGCGAGACATTATGTTTGTGAAGAAGTTGCACCATGTATTCATCCCTCACTATCAACGCATCGTTGCAGAGCATGAGAAACTTTCGTTTATATCAAAAGATAAAAAAGAAGAACTACTCTGGGAAGATGATATTGATTTGGAGGAAGCAAAGAGAAGAATCTTAATGCTTGAGGAGTTAGCAAAAACTCCAAAAGATGAAAGAGAAGAGGAAAGACATAGAGTCTTTATCGAAGGTAACGATACTATTAACTAGTAGTCACGATCAACCCTAACACAGTGATTATGCCTCAAGTCAATTAAAAAAGCAAATATATTTTATCTACAGGTCTTGCATAAATAAGATTTGTCTTTTTATCATGTTTGATGTATACTTATGAATAACTTGAATTAAATGAGGAACGAGTATGTATGGCACATTATGTAAATAACGCTGACTTTCTTGCAGCTATAGTAGAGATGCGAGCCAAGAAAAAAGAAGCTGAAGAAAAAGGTTTACCCAAACCAGTCGTTAGCAACTATATTGGTGAATGCATTTTAAAGATAGCAAACCATCTTTCCTATAAACCCAACTTTATCAATTATTCATACCGTGAGGAAATGATTTCCGATGGCATTGAAAACTGTTTACAGTATATTGATAACTTCGATCCCACCAAGTCTAATAATCCATTTGCATATTTTACGCAGATTATCTACTATGCATTTCTGCGAAGGATTGCCAAGGAAAAGAAACAAAGTTATATTAAAGGTAAGTTAATTCAAGATATGCCATTTGAGATGTTTGAGGTTCAAGAGGGTGATGATAAAGACTATCATAATGCCTACATGGATTTCGTTCAGAACAATAGCACCTTTGACGATTCTTGGATGGATCGCAAAAAAGAAAAAGCAGCAAAGCGAAAAGTTGATAATACATTGAATAGTTTTTTGGATGATGAAAATGGCACAGGACTTACACAAGTGGATTCGTGAAATGCAGGCAGGACATAATATTGTAACAAGATCTTATCCTGCACTAGCAAGAAGCACAAAACGAAAAAGAAGAAAACAAAGTAAGAAACTTCTTAGAAAATATACATGGGATGCGTTTGATAACCAATTTGATTTGAGTAAAATTATGGATGATAAGAAAATATTTTTAGGTGTTTCTGATTTCGAAGATTTAATCACAGTCGAAATTATGAAGCGTCGTGTTGATGCAAATCTATCAACAGTACAACGAGAAACAACTGTCCTTTGCGATCGTCAACGATGGTCAAAGTGGGCAGAAGAACAATACAGCGATTGCCTGTTCGTTCAAAGCAATTCTTCAACTGGATTTATCGTTGAGGAAAATACTAACAACTTCATCAAGTTTGATGTAAACTCTAACTCAACCACTGTTCGAGCATTCGGTGATGCTGAATATGCAGAAGACATGGTTGAGATTGTTGAGTCTAACTTTGATGTTGTTACATCTTATATCGAATGGATCTATGGTGCTGATGGTAACTCCGTCAATGTTCCATTGAATCGTGATCGTCTCCCAACTGAAGAGATGTATCCATTCCTTAATGGCGAATCCCTTAGCGATTACTACGATCGTTACATGGAATCTTCTGCCAACATTCTCCTACTAATTGGACCTCCAGGAACTGGCAAGACTACATTCATTCGTGGTCTGCTTGCACATCGCAACTGTTCCGCAATCGTAACCTACGATGCTGGCATCCTTGAGAAAGATGGTTTCTTCGCAAAGTTCATCGAGGATGATGCAGAAGTTATGGTTCTTGAAGACAGTGATGCATTCTTAAAGTCTCGTAGCGATGGTAATACAATGATGCATCGTTTCTTGAATGTTGGTGATGGTCTTGTAACAACCAAAGGTAAGAAGATGATCTTCTCTACCAATCTTCCAAGCATTCGTGATATTGACTCAGCATTAGTTCGTCCAGGAAGATGTTTTGATATCCTTACATTCGATACACTGTCACATGGTGATGCTAAGAAGTTGGCTAAGAAGTTGAGTGTTACTCTGCCAGACATCAAAGATGCATACTCTATTGCAGAGGTGTTCAATGCACAATCTGAAAATACTAAAAAATCTAGTACAAATAGAAAGGTAGGTTTCATTTGAAGGTAGCCATTATTACTGATCAACACTTCGGTGCTCGTAATGATAGTATTGCTTTTTTAGACTTCTTCGAAAAATTCTATGACAATACTTTCTTTCCTGCTCTTGATGCAAATGCTATTGACACTGTTCTTGTTCTTGGCGATACTTTTGATAGACGGAAGTATGTCAACTTCTACGCACTTGACAGAGCCAAGAAAATGTTCTTCGACAAGTTGGAAGAGCGTGGCATTCGAGTGCATATGTTGGCTGGTAATCACGACACTTATTATAAAAATACTAATGAGGTAAACTCTCCAGATTTACTTCTAGTTGAATACGGTAACATTGATGTTATCTCAAAACCAGAAACAATCGTTATTGATGGAACAAGCATCTGTATGATGCCATGGATTTGTCCAGAGAACTATCAAGAATCATTGGATCATATTACAAACACTAAAGCCGAGATCTGTATGGGTCACTTTGAGATCGCTGGCTTTGCAATGCATAGAGGAATGGAATCAAACGATGGCTTGGCTAAAGAAACTTTTCAAAAGTTTGATTTGGTTTTTTCTGGGCACTATCATCATAGGAGTAGTGATAAGCATATTCATTATCTCGGAAATCCGTATGAACTTACATGGCAGGACTATAATGATCCCAGAGGATTCCACTTGTTTGATCTCGATACAAGAGAACTCGAATTCTTTTGCAATCCTTATCGAATGTTTGAACGACTCGAATACAACGACAAAGAACAAGAACCCATCGATCTCGATTTAATTGAACTTGAACAGAAGTATGTAAAGTTAGTAGTTGTAAACAAAACTGACTTTTATAAATTTGACAAATTCATTCAGAAGTTGTATAATAAGGGTTGTCATGAAATCAAGATTATTGAAGACATGTCAGAGTTTCAAGATGGTGAGATTGGTGAAGAAATCAATCTCGAAGATACACTTTCTGTTCTCTCACACTATGTCGATTCAATCGAGACTGATGTTGACAAAGAACAAATTAAGACTTACATGAGAACACTTTACACTGAGGCAGTCAACATCGAGGTAGTATGATGCAACAACTTAATATACAGTATTTCTTTCCACTGACAGAACAGATTCCACTTGAGTTAGATTACACAGATTGCGCTAAACCTAAACTGTGGACTACTATTGATTCAGGATTAACATTAACTGTTGGTACTGGTGGAACTACTACTTGGACTACCATGTCAACTAATATTGGTAACCCATCCTTTACTATTAATGTTGATGCAATGCCAATTACTATTGTCTCTAAAAAGAAACCCAATTTTATAATGAAGTTCATTTATAAATCTATGGGTATGAAATGGAAGGCTGAATGATCGTATTTAAAAGCGTACAGTGGAAAAACTTTTTATCTACTGGTAACTCACCGAACAAAGTATTACTAAACAAATCACAAACCACTCTTATCATTGGTAAGAATGGTGAAGGTAAGAGCACAATCTTAGATGCATTGTGCTTTTCGTTATTTGGTAAACCATTCCGTAACATCAACAAAGGACAACTTGTAAACTCCATCAATGGTAAGGGTTGTGTTGTTGAGATTGAATTTGATATCAATGGTAAAGAATATAAAATCATTCGTGGTATCAAACCCAATATATTTGAGATCTGGCAAGATGGTGAGATGATCAATCAAGATGCTGCATCAAGAGACTATCAAAAGATTCTTGAGCAACAGGTTCTTAAATTAAACTACAAGACATTTACACAAGTTGTTATCCTTGGATCTGCATCGTTTGTTCCATTCATGCAGTTACCAACAACACAACGAAGAGAAGTTATCGAAGACATTCTTGACATTCGTATTTTCTCTACAATGAATTCCCTGTTGAAAGAAAAGGTACAGGAAACTAAAGATGCTATTACAACAATCGAAAATGAAATCTCAACTGCCAAGACAAAGGTTGACTCACAAACGCAACTCATCAAAACTATTACTGAAGCGAAAACGAGTGCCATCGAAAGTATCGGAGCAAAGATTTCTGCAAACTCTACTGAGATTTTACATGCAGAGGGCGAGATACAACTTATCCTTTCGGAGATCGATACTCTTAAAGCAAGCATCAATGACAAGGAAACTGTTGCTGAAGACATTGACAAAGCAAAGTCCATCAGAAGTAAGTTGCTCCAGAAAATCGAAACTTGCGAACACAACACAGAGTTTTTTAGCGAACACGATGTTTGTCCATCGTGTAGCCAAGATATCCCAGAGGAGTACAAAGAAGGTATTATCAAAGATCTTAATTCGAAACTGCTGGACAATAACACAAAGATTGG